CACTCTTTCCCTACACGACGCTCTTCCGATCTCTTTTATTATATCAGATTCGCCCTCCATTGCAACGGTTTTCCACTCTTCTGCCCTGAATTGATACCTTTTTTGATTATCCTTATCTAGCGAATGCCTCATCAGCCTACTATATTTCCGCTCCTGTCTGTCCGCATATTGAGCCCTTGTCTCTAATTTGGATTGTTCCTCAACTTCTGCCAGCTCCTGCTTGCTGAACTTGTCATCCGGCGGTGTACTAATGCCTGGGAAATAAGTAGTATGGCCATCCTTACAACGTGGGTGGTACAACCCGGCGGAGATGGCAGTGCTCATAAGAGGATAATCACCATCCGCCTTACTGCCACCACTCCAAACATCATCAATCAGCACCTTATTCACAAAGGGCAGACATTTCGGACATGGATTACCGCGCTTATTTATAATAACCAAATGCAGGCCCCATTCCTGGCGCTTTTGCCCCTCGCCCTGCAGATATGCCCGTTTGGATGCCGTCATGATTGCCATATCAGCATAGTCAGACAGAGTATGACGGGCTCCGTTGGCGTATTCAACACAATTAAGCCCGGCAGACAGGAAATCTTTTGTAGCCATATCCACGGCTTTCTCATAGGTTCCGGCTCCAGTATTGGCATACACCTGAGCATTAAAGATAACCTTCCGGTACTGGTCATTGGCCATGCGCAGGACCGCTGTTTCGGCCTTCTGCATGTCATTTGTGGTGGCCTTTATAAGGGCATCCAGTTTCCGGTCATTGATCTTGAAAAACTCCCCGGTTTCTTTTGCCAGACCTCTTCCCTGATATTTTCGTAGTAATAGTGAAGCCTTCTGACGAAATGTCTTTCCGTCCATTTCCTCTAACAGGTCAAGCATTTTTTGCGGGATGTGAGGAAACTTGTACCCTCGCTGCATAGCACGCAGTATTTTAATCTCCTGATCCATACCTCCCTGTACATAAGATGCATAGATCAACGATTCGATTTCTTTGTTGATGCTCTTAAATTGTCCCTGGAACCGCTTTTTATTCTGCCTTTTGTACTTCTCCAAAGATTTTAGCTGCAAGGCCTGCCACTGTTCCCAGCGCATCCCCTCCGCGTCTTCCCAGGCTCGGTGACGCTTCATATTACGGACCATAGAGGCCATTAACTCATCTTCAATGGCCTGAAATGCAAGGCCGATATCATATTCATCATTAATCTTTTTTGCCATTGGCCATCACCTTGAATCCCTGGGCTTTGAACTGCCTCGTCAGCGTTTTGAGTTGCGTGGTACTCTTGCAGTGGTCATTCCGTAATTCGGCATAATCAGCCTTCTCCAGGGCGTATATTCCCAGTGCCACCTGCTCACTGGCTACCTCCAGCAGCCCCTGGTATTCCTTCCGGGTCATCCGGTATGTCCTCTGTCCCACTTTTACCTTCATCCAACACACCTCCGATCTGGAAGCCGCCTGCTTCCTGCCTGATCCCTGGTTCTTCCAAATCAGCAATCCCTTGTTCAGCTTTCAGGCGTTTCACCTCTTCGGCCTTCCAGTCTTCATCTTTCCTGTCTCCCCAGAGGGCGTCAACCTTAGTCTCTGTGGACATCAAATTGCTCTGTGAGGCTTCACCGACCGTTTTAACTGTCTGCTCAAAGGTTGGAGATCCATACTCCCCAAACTCTATGACTGCCTCATATTCTCCCGGATTCCGACCATATAGCAGGTCGTTTGCCTGCATGACAACCGTGATCAGCCGGGGGATATCATCTGTCAGGGCATCCACGATTTTACCTCTGGTATACAGAGTAGCTTTTTCTTTTTCTCTCTGGCTCTCTGCGTTGTCGGTCTTTTTTAGGTCAATACCCAATGTAGCTGGAGACATAATCCCCTGCAGGCACATGTCGAGATTGCTGGAATAAGTCTCCACATAAGCCGAATAGTTAATAACTGGCTGTACCACTTCTATCTTGTCGCTATCCCCATTTTCGCTCATGGTACTTTTGACTTTGATAAATTTATTGTCATATGGGTTTGGCGTCATCAGATCACCATGCACAGAATCCCGGGGGATCATGTCAGCGGGGATATATTTGTTTACCCGGCCATCCCGGATAGCGTCAACCCACTGGCTTATTGTCTCGTCCAGGGCATCGAAGCTATCTGACTTGCCATCATAGATACTGCGTCCACGGCCTGTAAATTTAGGGGACTTGAAATAAGTCATGGGCACACCCAGAATAAAATCCCCCGGGAAAGTAACATCTGTCAATCCTCTGGTCTCCTCCAAGGTGAATAATGCCGCCTCCTTGTCTCCTTCATCAAACAGCTTATGTCGGATATAGCCCTTGCCATATATGCTGCGGAGTTTATAGGTCTTCTGGCCGTGCTCGTAAAAAGTATTGAACCAGATTTCCTTCAGCCTCCCGTTTTCCCGGTAATACTCTACATTTTCCCCGCTGTAATACTCAATCAAGGGATATGGGGAGATATCTGTGTTGACAGATACCCGGAAGGCCCCGTCACCTGTTACCAGCGTCTCCACAATGGCACCTGCCAGGATATCGTCAAAATCATTTTCCTTTGCGATATCCTCCCAGACTTTTGTATCTCCCTCTTTTGACTTACTGTCATTGACTGTAATACTATCAATGTCAGACACCACAATATCTGACAGCCGCTCTGCCATGATAGCAGGCAGGCCGCTGTGGAACTTACGGACGTAACCGTAACTAGGGACCGCAGCCCAGAACCGGGATCGTGAGACATCGTCAACAGCGCTCGCTTTAAAGAACTGGTCAAGTTCACTGGGGTCTCCCCTGTACCATATCCTGTTCTTCATCACATTACCGCCAAAGGACAGCGGTTCCTTAATGACAATCTGCCGGTCCCTGGCAGGTTGTATTTTAAGCATTTTTGCAATCATATTTTTTAACCATCCCATCTCTTACGCTCCCAACTTATACATTGTTTCGGCAACACCCGTAGTGCAGTCCTGGGCGTCATCATGCTTGTTTTCTCCGTCCCGCTGATATCTCGCCATTGCTGCATAATATTCTGGCCATTTGTGCTTCCAGTTCTGCGGGTACAGCACATGAGCCATTACCCAGGTAGCGTTGGAAAGAATACGGGCTTTCTTATTTTTCGACTGGTGGAACCACCGAATCACTGTTTCCAGATTCCGCAATTCTTCCTCGGATATTCGCTTCACATTTCTGGCAAACCCGGAGCCGCCATTGTTGCTCTCAATCCTGGCCATATTGACTTTCCATTCCTTGAACCGCTTCGCTGTTTCCGGTTCCGTTATCTCCATACCTGCCTGGGTATAATAAACATCCAGCACATAAGCCTCCCGCATGTATACCCCCCAGATGATAGTGCACAGGTAATCAGCACCCTCATCGGCGGTATCTGTATAGCTGTAAATACCATCAAACAGGCTGTTGCCCTGATCATCCACCGGCAGCCTGTCATAAGTCTTAAAGCTTGTATACAGTCGGCCTTTAAGGTCGATCGGCTCCTGCTGGTAGTTGGCAGAGGCAATATCTTCTCCCATAGCCGCTACTTTGTCCTGATATGATTCATAAGACAGGATTTCTGGGCACAGCATTTTATGTGTGTCCTTGTCCAGCAGCGCTTTCATGGTAATATGCCGAACCTTTGCCCCACGTTCCTGGTAATGCTCCAGGGCGCGGCCTGCAAGGTCATCCGATGCCCACCGGGTCATAATTATGATGATCTTACCGCCTTCCTCCAGACGGGACAGCATAGTATCTGTAAACCAGGACCAGTGCTTTTCCTTTACGGTCTCGTTATGTGCCTCATCTGCTGTCTTGATCAGGTCATCTATGATCATGATATCAGCGCCAAACCCGGTTGATGTACCAGTCGGAGAAGTTGCCAAATAGTTATTATATCCTCCCTCCAGGCTCCACAGGTTCATGGCCCCGTCACCGCGCTTGATACGTGTGCCAGGAAACACATCCGAAAACACCAGTTTGTATCTATCTGCCTTCTGTTCCTGGATGGAGTTACGGACATTTTTTGAGAAGGTGGTGGATAATGTCTCATTATAGGAACCTGTCATCACCTTTTTTGTATTGTCCCTGCCCAGGATCCACTCAACCAGATTTCCGACTGTCCGGGATTTACCATGCCGGGGCGGCTCATTGACGATCATGACTTTATCGTCTGATTCCAGAAACTCCTGGAATTCATTACACAGGTCCACCAGGTATTTTCTATCCGACCTGTAAAAATCCGGGGCTTTCAGGTTGCAATAAAAAAAGAACTCACGCCTGGCAAGTTCTATCTTTGCGCCTAATTTTAGCAGCTCTCTATCCATCATTTATCAGCTTCTTTAAATCTTCGGTGGACAGGCCCTCAAACGGATTGTTCACCTCTCCGGATAATTCCACCTTGTCCTGCGGTTTCTCACCCATCAGATCCCGGATAGAGTTAAAGGCACCCACATCTCCCTTACACCCCTGCTGTATCATAGCAAGGACCAGTGCCATCTGATTATCCATATCCTCATCATCCAAGCCAATGTCCTCCATTGTCTTGCGTATCTTCTTGTTTGAGACAGGCAGTGATAAGGCCAGCTCCATCTGTTCTTTAATGAGCTTACGCCTCCTGCGGGCTTCACCTGACGCCTTCCCGCCTTTGCTGCCTCTTCTCTTTGCTTCTTCACTGCTTAGGTACCGTATCGGTTTCAGATTTTGTTCATTCATCAGGTTCACCTCGCTTTGCACGAAAAAACACCCAGCCAGCATATCGCTAACCAGGTGTTTCTCATTATTATCCCAGACCTGGGACAGATCGGAAGAGCGTCGTGTAGGGAAAGAGT